GCTAGGTGTGACACGTCAAGCGGTGTCATGGCATAAACACACCTACGGGGGTTCCCTCACACCACGTGAGGAAGCTTTGAAGCACTTCCCCTGGCAGGTACCCGCACCTTTCGCCCAAGCAGCACCGTACAGATACATGCGAGACCACGCAGAGTACATGGCAACAGGCGGTAAAGGTATGAGCGGGTACAAACTTAAAAGGCTTCGAGCGTTTTACAGGAAACTCAACAAAGGTTTGGTGGTGGAGTTTGATCCCTCACTACCACCGGAACCTGGCGTTGCACACACAGGAGGTTTCGCTTACCGGACTCGTAAGAAGTCTGACGGGGATCTGATTATCAGGGTCAATGAACACACTGTGTTGACCGATGAGGGGAAGCTGTTGTGGCGTATGCCACCGGTTGAGCCATAACCGAAAGGGATGATAACAAGTGCAGGCTTTAGACCTAAGCCTCGACAAATGGCTCTACACAGCTTACGAGGCACCGTACTTCGCGGTGTACCACAGCGTGCTAGTAACAGAGGAATCTGACGTGTACGTGCCAGTCAGAGAGTATTTACACAGGCTTGATTGCACCCTTGTGGTGTCAGGTCAGCAGCAGGATCCACGGATGATGTTCGGTGAAGGTGTATGGAAGATATTCCAGATCGGAGGGAAGGCTTGAGTCAACACAGGTCTGTGTCCCAACTTAAAACGTATGAGCGTTGCCCGTACTCATACAAACTAGGGAGGCTTGATAAGGTTTGGGAGCGGCCGGCGGCGTGGTTGGCGCAAGGATCCGCCGTACATGAAGCTGCCGAGGCTTACGAACGGTCAAACAGAACCATGACCCTCGAGGCTATGCAGGACGTGTTCCGTGTGTCCTATGAAACGCACATCAACGCCGCTTGCGAAACCACACCTAACTTTCAGGTGTGGTTCGCATCCGGTCCTTACGCCGGGGAAACAGACGTAGAACGCCGCTACCACATAGGTTTGGAGCAGTGCGAAAAGTATTTACGGTGGTACACCAACCACCCTGATGAGGTCATTTGGATAGCGGAGGACGGCACACCTGGCATCGAGATAGGTTTCGACATTGACCTTGACGGTGTGCCAGTCCGCGGTTTCATCGACGCCGTTATCAAACAAGGTGACGTTGTGGTGGTGCGGGATAACAAGACGGGGGCGCAGCCCGGGGATGCGTTCCAACTCGCTGTGTACGCGGTAGCTTTGGCTGAACAGTACAACATCGCACAACCAGGCGTCGGTGACTACTGGATGGGTAAATCGGGGAAACCTACGGTGCCGTATGACTTGTCCGAGTGGACAAGGGACAGGGTTGCGGGGAAGTTCAAACAGTTAGAGGAAAACATCAACGAGGGAAGGTTTGATCCGTTACCGGAGTCATCGAAGTGCAGGTTTTGTTCAGTGTCATACGCGTGCGAATACTCTGTGTGACACTTGACATTGGCAAGGAAGGTTTGAATTGGAATACCGTAAGAAGATTGACCTCGAGCCTGACACCGAGTATTGGTTCGTGGAAATGGGGCCGTTGAACTTCCTTAACGGTGGTTCCTCGTACCCGTTCACCGCGCTCGAGAAAGCTATGGGTTTCGCTGTGAACCACAAATGGTTGGCGAAACATAAGCACGGGGTGGATAGGGAGGTTTCGGTGCGGTTCCCTGACGGCACCGTGCAGGCCGTCGAGTTAGGGGGTGACTGATTGTTCACCGCTCTGCAAAGCCTTCACATCAAAGGTAACGCAGGGGATCCGTTGCCGGTGGTGTGGGACAGCTTGGATAAGAAAGGGACACGGTTACTGAGAGGGCAACTGTGCCTGATCTGCGCTGGCCCTGGTGTCGGTAAGTCAGCCATGATCCTGACGTATGCGTTGAAAGCTAAGGTGCCCGCGTTTTACTTCTCCGCGGACTCTGACGCTTTCACACAGATATCAAGGTCTTTGTCCATTATGACTGGTTGGGATATGGGTAAGGCGTCCTCGATGGTTCGGGACGGTGACCTCGGGGAAGCGGAACAAATGTTCACCGAGCTACCGATCCGGTTCAACTACTCCGCATCCCCATCGCTAGACCAGATCGAGTTATCTATCCGCGCCTACGAGGAAGTTTACGATGATTACCCGCACCTTTTGGTGGTGGATAACATCACGAATGTTCGCACCGGGGGTGGGGATAACGATGATGACCCGTTCTCAGGGTTGGAGGCGTTGATGGATTATCTGCATGACATGGCACGTAAAACGGGTGCGTGTGTGGTGGGTCTGCATCATGTCACAGGCGGGTATAACGATGCTGACCGCCCCATCCCGCTGTCTGGTGTGAAAGGGCAGATCGCCCGGGTGCCAGAAATGGTGTTGACGTTGCATAAGATCAGTCAGGAGTTCGGGCCTGCCTCGTTGTGTGTGTCAACGGTGAAGAACCGGGCTGGGAAAGCGGACCCCTCCGGTTACAGCTACATCCCCTTGGATTTCGTCGGGGACACCATGCAAATCACAGATAGGTGACAATGGATCTGCTTGTGTTCGGTGTGTTCTTTTGGGTGACGGTTTTGACATTGGTTGGAGTGTGCTTGTGATGTTGACTTCTTTAGCGTTGATGATTCTGTGTGTTGTGGGGTTGTGGGTGGATTCCCGTTTGCGGTTTGAGCGGGAGATTAGAAAGTTCTTCGATGACAACGGTTAAGCGGGCTACTGGGCACAGGCCCCAGGACCGCCGGCACCGAAGGAAGAACTGCATCGACTGTGTAGATGAAGGGATCACCACCGGGCGTAAAGCGCCGCACCCAGGCCCCAGGTGCGCCACCCATCACAGGGCGAAACGCGCTAACCGTCGCTCCCAAACGCAGGAGCAGCGGTGGATGCAGGTGTATGGCATCACAGCGGACGAATACTGGGCTGTGTACCGGTACCAGCTAGGAAGGTGTTTCATCTGTGAGCGTGCCACAGGCGCACGTAAACGGTTGTCTGTGGATCACTGCCATAAAACGGGGTTGGTTCGGGGTCTGTTGTGTTCGACGTGTAACTCGAGGGTGTTGGGTCATGCCAGGGATGACCCCGCGTTCTTCGAGCGGTGCATTGATTATTTGAACGCCCCACCAGCAGTTCGGGTCATTGGGAGGAAGATCACACCGGATCTGGCTTGACATTGGTTACCAAAGATGGGATAATGATTGTAAGTGAGAAGACTCTTGGATTTGTTTTGCGGCGCTGGCGGCGCCGCTATGGGATATGTCAAAGCGGGGTTTGATGTTGTCGGTGTGGACATTGCGGAACAGCCGAACTACGCAGGCCACATGTTTATACAAGCGGACGCACTCGAGTTTCTGCTCGGCCACTTCACAAAGTTTGACGCGTTTCACGCCTCACCACCGTGCCAAGCGCACTCCGCTTTAGGGAAAGGTACTAACGATAACTCCGAGGACTACCCCGATTACCTCGAAGCGACGAGGGCTGTCCTGTCCGCGACAGGTAAGCCTTATGTGATTGAGAACGTGCAGGGTGCGCCGATGCAAAACCCGATCACGTTATGCGGGGAAATGTTCGGGCTGCGTGTCATTAGGCACAGGCTGTTCGAGTCCAACGTTCTGCTGATGCAACCTGAACACATCAAGCACCGTGGCCGGGTTGCGGGGTGGAGACACGGGGAGAAGTTTGACGGCCCGTACTTCGCGGTGTATGGCAACGGCGGCGGGAAAGGAACCATCGAGGAATGGCGGGAAGCTATGGACATGCCGTGGTGCCAAACGAAACTTGAGATAGCAGAAGCTATCCCACCTGCATACACAGAATACATCGGCAAACAGTTAGCGGATTACCTGGACAATGGTTAAACATCGTGGGAAGTTCAAGTGGAAGAAATACTCTAAATACAGCGGGAACTTGAAGGACTACTGGACGCACCCTGACCGTGGACATGAAAGGCACAGGATGATCGAAGGATCCATCGTGGCGGCGATACAGCGTTACCACCCTGAGTGGGAACCGCCGGCGGATAACGGATACGAATGGGTCAGTTGTTTATGCCCCTTTCATGGGGACACCTACAGGTCAGCGTCAGTGTCTTTCTCCCGGGACGCTTTCCATTGTTTCGCCTGCCCAGCGAAAGGTGACGTTATCGGGTTGATCCGTCAACAAGAAGGGGTTCCTTATGGAGAGGCTTTCAGAATCGCAGAGACAATTTCTGAGGGAAGCTACACACCGCTATCACGGAAGTCTGCCAGGAAGCCCCGCCGAAGAACATTTGGGGAGCCGGGGGCTGGAAGCACCGTCAATCAAGGACAAGGTTCAGAAGTTCAGGTTGGGGTACGTCAACGATCCTCTCCCTGGACATGAACAGTTCCGCGGGTACCTCGCTATCCCTTACCTGCGGTGGTCACAGCACAACGGGTGGACTGTGCCCTCGATCCGGTTCCGGTGCATGGCGGATCACGAACACACCGGGCACGGGAAGTACATGACAGCGCCGGGGGACAGGCCCAGGCTGTTCAACACCGTTGCGTTGCTGAAACCTGCCCCGGCTGTGGCGATCACAGAAGGGGAGATAGACGCGATCACAGCGCAGGTGTGCGGTTTGCCGGCTGTGGGTGTCCCCGGGGCGCAAGCGTGGCTCCCGCACTTCCGTGAACCGTTCCTTGGGTACCGGGACGTGTTCGTCCTCGCTGACGGGGACGAAGCAGGGTTGCGGTTCGCTAACACGGTAGCGGGGACGTTGCCGAACGCGAAGGTCATCCCGATGCCACCAGGACAAGACGTTAACTCGCTGGTTCTCAGCGAAGGTAAACAAGCTCTACTTGAAAGGATGTTGTGACTGTAACTGTTTACACCCAACCGCACTGCCTTCCGTGTAAGAGGGTGATCCGGAAACTGCAAGAAGCGGGCATAGAACCCGAAATCGTGGATGTGTCTAAGGATTTCGTCGCCAAAGATTACATCGACCGCTGGTTAGGGGCGAAGTCCACACCTGTCATCGAAGCGAAAGGTTACCAGCCGATCCTAGGTTATCAACCTGAGTTGCTGAAATATCTGATCGACACTTACCCGAAGGGGAACACGAATGTTTGAGTGGGACTTCAACATCCGGCTTTCTGTTGGCCTGCCCGATTTCGGCAAGCTGGTGGAA